CCCTCGCTCCGACTTACCCAACCGCAGAATCTTGCTTTTCCTTTCAATTCAAATATATCAATCCATGAAAAACCTAATTCTCCCCCTCCTGCGCCACGCATTGACCTTTGCTGGCGGTTTACTCGCTGCGAAAGGCTATTTGGACGAATCGTCCGTTACCGAAATCGTTGGTGCAACCATCTCTCTCGTGAGTGTCCTTTGGATGACCTTTGAGAAGAAGAAATGACATTCGCCCTTGACACAATGGCACGGGCTTTGGTTGTAAGCCTGATGACCGTATCGCTCTCCATTATGCTTGAGGAGGAACAACTCCTCGGCAAGGTGGGCAAGTGGTTCAAGAAAACCATCCCCCCGCATAAGTTTCCCAACCTTCACAAACCTATTTATGGGTGCGTGGGCTGTATGGCTTCGGTATGGGGAGGCATCTTCTACCTTGTAACCGCCCCGATGATGGGCTTTGACCTCCTGCAAATGGGTGTCGTGATGCTCGTGGGCGTAACCCTTAATTTCATCCTCATTAAACTCTCGTGATACACAAACTCGTTTACAAGCTTTTCAAGAAGGAGCTGACCCAAATGGTGTGGGACGATACCTACAAGCCCGACAAGATGCGTGGCTTGAAGTTTGCGTTGACCTGTAAGGGCCACCGGTATTTCATTTACCAGAACATCTTTGACATCCCCATTGACCGAATGGGACGGATTCAAGACCTCGTGATTCAGTTGCAGCGGATGGTTTCAAGGGAAGAGCTGGATGTCTTCCTGGAGAACATGGAGGGAGCCTTGAACAAGGCCGTGGATGGCACCGCCGTGAAGAACCTGGCGCAGATTGGCTTCCTTGTCGGAGAGATGCGCAGGAGGAAGGATATGCTCGTTCACCCCGAAGTAATGATGGAGTTGGCCGGAGCGGTGCTGATCCGTGAAGACCAAAACCCAGGCGAGTGGAACAACGAGTTTGAGCAGAAGAAGGTGCAGGCGTTTAGGGAAGCGTACAAGGGCAAGGAGTTGTACGATTTTTTCGTTTTAGCCGGGCTGAGTCAGTTCTTTCCCAATATAGAACATTTAGAAGAAGATTGGACAATCTTCTGGGAGATGGCCTCCTCCCGGCTGGAGCAGACGAGGGAACTCCTGAAATCCGAAATCTCGGCTCGGAACTCTACCTCAACGACTTAAATTGGCGTGAGTTCTTCGTTTTCTTAGCGAGGGGCGATATATTCCTCTACAAGGAGTATATGAAAACATCCGTTGAGGATGTCTTAACTTTGCTCAAGCATTTCCAGGAGGAAAGGCAACGCAAAGCTAAACAAGACACCAATGGCTGATAAAATATCGGTAAGTTACGATGCGAATATAGACGATATGAAGCGAAAGCTTGAAGAGCTTATCGCACTCAATAATAGGTTAAAAAGGAGTTCCGAGGATGTTTCTGGTGCTTATTCAAAGGCAGGTTCTTCCATAAGTTCTGCCAATGCGTCCGTGGCCCAATCCACCACGGTCATAAACAATTACAACAACTCCGTAAACAACACGACCAACAATGTGACCCGAATGGGGTCGGCGGTCAATAATGCGAGCAAACAAGTTTCGGAATTTGACGGGTTATTGTCTCGTGTTGCATCAAGAATGGCCGCCTATTTTGCGATTGACTCGCTTGTAAACTTTGGAAAATCCGTTGTTGATACGACAAGAAAGGTTGAGCTTATGCAAAACCGACTTTCGTTCGTTTTTGGCAGCGTTACCGGTGGGCGAGAAGCGTTTGACAGGCTTTATGATACTTCCCAAAAGCTCGGCATAGGATTCCAAGAACTTGGCGATGGATTTTCAAGTTTTGCGATTGCCGCAAAGATGGCAGGGTTCTCGGCCAAAGAATCCGAAGGGATGTTCACCAAGGTGGCGATTGCATTACGAGGAGCAGGAGCGAACTCGCTTCAAACCCAAAGATCATTCTACGCCTTGCAGCAAATGTTGTCCAAGGGAGTGGTTGCTGCGGAAGAATTACGCAGGCAGTTAGGTGAAGCGTTGCCGGGTGCATCCGACTTGATGACCAAAGCGTACAACCGCCTTCACCCCGCCCAACAAGTCACCAACCTTGGCTTCACAAAGTTGCTTGAGAACGGCAAAATCATATCAGCTGAAATCCTGCCCGAATTTGCACGAGTATTAGAAGAAACCTTTGCCCCTGCCGTTGCAGGAAAATCGGGTTCTTTGGATGCGTCTTTGACAAGAGTGACGAACTCGTGGGAAAGATTCAAGTTATCCCTTGGCGAGGCAAACTTCCAAACAATCATCTCTTTTACGACAGAACTCACAGAGGCCATAGACCTGCTTAATCTTTCACTCACCAACGAACGATTAAGCCTTTTGGAACGCATTGCCATTGCCTTTGACGGCATATTCAATCCAGGAAAAAAAGACTTGTTTACCGCACAGCTTTATACCGAAAAAGTATTGAACCAAGAATTAAGGAAACGACAATCAATCATTTATGCTTTGTCTGGCGAATACGAGAATATAGGGGATGCGAGCAAGGCATCTACTATTGCGATTGAAATGCTAAACGAAAAAGCCGCTTCATCTCAGGCAGAGTTTAACAGATTGACCCTTGAGCAACTTGAGGAAAAGAGAGAAAGTATTGCGGCAGAACTGAAAGACACCGAGCATCTCCTTAGTTTGGGCAAGGCAGGGACCGACCAACTCCGAGTTAAAGGCAAAGCCTATCAGATTATTTTGGATAGGATGGAGGAAATAAGAATCAAAAACAAGGAAACCGAAAAGCAGGAAGGCGATGCCATTGCAGCGGCCAAAGAACGAGTTGCTCTTGAGGAAACCCGATTGCTCAAAACCACCGAAGGAACCACGGCGTATTACAACCAGCTCATAAAGCTCATTCAGGCCCGTAAGGACTTGGTAAAGCTTGAGAAGGCGGGAACACCGAATCAAATGGGGCTTGACCTTGCAAAGCTTGACAAAGACCTGGAGAAGGCCCGGAAGATGGTTGAGTCCTTTGACCCGAATGTTGCCGAGGTCATTGAGGAAGGAGTCTATGTGCCGAGCGTTGAGTCCCTTCAAAAACTCAGCAAAGACATCAAGGACTTGACGGTTCAAATGTTGCAGGATAGTGCCGCAGAGATTGAGGCCGAGATTCAATTACACGCCGAAGGAACGGACAGAAGGCTTGAACTTGAGAAGGCGTTGGTGATGGCCAAGGCAAGACTCGCCGCTAAGAGTGCTGAGATTCAAGGCAAATCGGTCAAAGAGATTGAGGCCATCTTCGCCAAGGCCAACATTGATATGCAAAAGCTTGACACCGACTTTAACGATGGCAAGAAGAAGGAGGCCGAGGATTATGCCGAGTTCTACAAGCGACTGCAAGACGGCCTGGATGGGTATGAGGGAAATTCCCTGGATAAGCGACTGAAGGCCATTCGTGAATACTATGGAAAATTAATTGACGAAGCGAAGGACTATGGTAGGAGTAAAGAAGAGATTGACGCTCTTGCCGCAAATCGGGATAAAGCCCTGTTTGAGGAGAATGTAAAAGAGGTTGGCAAATTCGTTAATGCGGCTGGCGATTTATACAACCAATTCACTCAGATTCAAGAGATGGAGTTTAATAACCAAAAGACCGCTCTTGACAACAAGCTTGCCCAAGGATTGATTTCCGAGGAGCAATACAACGCAGAACTTGCGGATATTGAGAAAAAACAATTTGAGCAAAACAAGAAGACCCAAAAGGTAAATGTCTTAATAAATAGCGCATCCGCTATTGTTCGTGCTTTCAGCGAACTTGGGCCGATTGGAGGTGCGCTTGCGGCCTTTGCGATTGGGGCTATGGCGATCAAGCAAATGAGTCTTATTGATTCGGCTCAGTTCCCAGAGGGATTCAAGGAAGGGGTTATTGATTTGAACGGCCCAGGCACCGGCACATCCGACAGCATTCCTGCAAGGCTCTCTCGTGGCGAGTCGGTAATGACCGCAGACGAGACCAAGCGGTACAAGCCCGTCCTCCAAGCCATCCGTGACAATAACTTTGAGGAGTTTGTCTCCAAGCGATACATTGACGCAATGAGCGGCACCAAGCGTTCCTTTGCCGACAATGTTGGAGCATCCATTGAGCTGAACAACTTTGAGATGATTGATGCTATCCGAAAGAACAAGAGCGTGAAGATTGCGAATTGGGATGACTTTGACAAAGTTCTCCGCAAACCAAGGACGGCCCACAAGGTCCATAGAAGGAGGGCTTGGTAATGGCGAGTTTCACGGTAATACTTGACGGACAGACCTTGGCCAACGAGCCAATGGGTTTGCAGGACACGGCCATATCCATCCAGCGGAACGAGGACTTGCCTGGCCTGTTCACAACGATGGTTTCGGACTTGGAGTTCTGGGGCGATGGCTATGAGATTCTTTATGCCTACTACCAGGCCAACGACTTATGCAAAGAGGTTTCCTGCCAAATCATTGAGGACTGCAACGATGGCTTGAACTTTCGTGGCTTGATTTACTTGAGCGATGTGGAGTTCAATTCATACAAGTGCATTGCGACTTGCTCGGTGGAGGACGATACCGTTCAGGGGAGATTGATTCGGATGAAGGACTTGCTTGTTCCAATCAACTCGGTGAATGGGCAAACCGTAAATGGGCAAGGATTGAGCAACTGTGCATCCTATCAATTTGCTACCGGGACAACCTACGGCAATAGGTTTGCCTTCAAGATGTCGGAATTGTTTCAGTATGTAGTTAGCTACCTGACCGACAACACGACCATCTTCCAAAGCGACATTTTCACGAATATCAATTACCGACCTCAATTCATTCAACTTAAATGTGTTTATGCCGGAGGAGCAGGGTTTCCCTTAGAAATGAAATGGATTGATGTTTATGGAAACAATGTCACAAGGGTTTTTATTGGACCAGCGCTATTTGCCGTAACAGACAACGCCACCTATGCGAGGGCCGTTGCGACCGTGTTGAATCAACAAGTCTTTACAAATAGCGGAGGCAATAGCTACCAAGACATTGTGTTCCCTTATGCGGCAAGAGCAACGACTGATGGGGTTGACGATTTCGTTGAGGTCTATTTCTACCACCAAACAACCTTCACGGAAATCAATGTCCTTGCAGGAGCCAGCACGGTGACTGTTGTGTCAACAGTTGATGCTACCTACGGAGCAAAAAACCTATACACGACCAACACCTCGCTGATAGAGCCATCCGTATCAATGCCGTCCATATCCTTCACTCAGCTCTTTATGGGGATGAACGCATTCTTTAATTTGAGCCTTTCGTTCACGAGGGTTGGGACGCAGTTGTATCTAAGGGCCGACACTCAGCCTTATTTCTTCAGCAACGCTCAATCCGCATCCATTAGCGATGCGAAAGATGTGATGCTGAAGACCGATAACCCATTGGTATTCTCGGTGCTGAATTATAGCAATGCCACATTGAACAACGCATCTATCTACTACCAAGATGCAGGCTACGCTTCCACTCAATGCGCAGAAAGCGATGCAGGAACAACGCCATATTTTCTTATCCCCAATGATTATTACAACGGCAGTATTGGTTCGCCTGCCCCAATAGGAGGTTTGTACTATGGCTTTTCGGTAAACCAAGAGAACAAGTGGATTTTGCTTGAAGAGAATACTGACCTTCTGACAACGCCGAAGACCGTGTTGAATATGGCTCATACAGGCACCACGAGTTCCATCAACCAACAGAACGCCATTATTGCGGACCCCATTTCCTTTACCTATGCCGGTTCGTGCATCCATCCATTTGCGGCCAGAAATTATTTGTTTCGTGCGCCATTGGGCCTCCGTTATGCTGGGTACTTTTTGAGTAATAACTTGCCAATCAAAATAGCAAAATCACTCTCGTTTGAATATCCCCTTGACCGAGCGCAATTCAATCAAATAAGCAACAATCCAACGAACTATATCGTTGTGAACGGCACAAGAGGATGGATTATGAGCGTGGAGCATAACCTCAAAACAGGAATGACAACCTTTGAACTTCTGACCGAATGATTACACCGAATCAACCAATATCGTGCGTGCCAAGTACGGCAACGAATAACGCTCCTGCTAACGCAGCAACTAACTTGTCTTATTATACGCCCAGCGCAAGCGTGACAAAGGATAATACCACGGGGTTTGTTAGAATAACATTCGCTGGCTCTGGAGCAAGATTTTGTGCGGTTAATTACAATGTAAATCCAGCCACCACCTGCAAAAACGCTATTCTTAGAATTGAGATTTCCAATTTTACAAAAACAGGAGGAGATGTGCTATACATCTATGGCTATAATGGCATAGAGATAGATGATAATGGAATATATCAAATACCAATATCCACAGCCACTTTTAATTTTGAATTAGCAGGAAGCACGACACTTCAATTCACAATAAAAAGCGCCCAGGTATTTTGCGTATCCGAAAGCGAGGATTGTGATAATTGCAAGACGGGGGATTATCAGCAACCGATATTGACGGAGTTCAATGGCTCTGGCTGGACATCTGAGTCACTCAGTTTCCAGGCTCCTGCGCTTATGTTCAAAAACCTCCTTTACAGCATTTGCGATGGAAACCCCGAATGGACATTAACCTCTGGATGGGGATCAATAGACACAACGCCTGTTTGTGGCGTTGATTTGAATTATTGCTACCCAAGTGCAGGAACGTACAATGGTTTTGTAAATGGTCTTTTTTCTTCTTCGCTGATCAATGGAAAAACATACAGAATTTCATATACATTAGAAGAGATAGGGGGAGAGTTTTGCGGCTTTGTTAACACGCTTGCCGTGCTTAATCCTTCGGCGGCTTCTTTTACCGATGACGCTATTTGTCCAGGAGATTACGTTCATTACTTTACATACACCGGCACAAGCTACCTAACGGGTACGAATCTAAACTTTAGCATTAGGACAAATGCGAATGGAAAAGTAAAGATGAGGATTAGCAATGTAAGGGTTGACGAACTCGGTGGATATACGGCTACTCTTCTTCCTTCCGATTTGATATGGTCTAATCCTGCTTTTGATTCTTTCTATAAAAGCATAAAGACCCAAGTTGACTCGGAGTCTTTTTATGGTGACACTTTTTTCTGCACTTTTCATTTTGTATCAAATAATCCAAACGCAGGATTCAATAAGAACGATTGCTTTAGGATAGTAATTACTCAAGACACTTATGATGGGGGGAGTGATTGGTATTGCTTGAGCGAAGAGTACAAATGGATTACCGATCCGTGCAACACCATCCGAGTCTTGGCATCCCAAAATGTGACCGACGCGAAGGGGGCTTGCGCTTTTGGATTCAACTATCCCTCCAGCACCGCATTACCAGCTGGCTTCTTTCATCGCACCAGAATCTATGGTGAGTTGAGGAATCCGCAATACGATGGCGAGGTTGTTTCGTATCAGGATAGCGCAGGCCGCAAGAGGGTCGTGTATGCGGAGAGTCGGGAGTTCGTGGAGTTGGTCGTGAACCTCTCGCCGAGGTATGTCCACAACTTTATGCGCCTCGCTTGCAGGCACGACATCTTCAACATGAACGACCTCATCATTCCTGCTGCCGATTACTTCACTCGCTCGGAGGCGTACTCTCCGACCTGGGTTCGGACACGGCTCGTTGCCCCTGCCTTCCTTGAGGTTGAAGTGAAGGAGCAGAACTTACGCAAAGACCCTTGTTGCGATGGTTTGCCCGTGAACCCCGAAAACTGCGAAACGACTTGTGAGCCTTGTCCTGAGATAGGATAATTGCGTGGCGATTCGTTATATTTGCAATTACATCGTGCGTTGTGGCCTGTCTGCCAATAAATGACGAGATTGAAATCCTTTAATTTTTAACAAAATGGCTTATTTAGAATACGGCTGTACTGCTTTGCCGAATCACGAGCTTGTGCTTTGTGGTGCTTACAACAGGGGCGGTATCTCTGCGATTGGTATTCTTGAGGAGGACGC